GTCTGATGTTGTGTAAGGCTCCAGAAGAACTGGCTGAAGAGAGGAATGCTTACTATAACCAGCAGACCCAAGCTCAAATGCAGTCAGTAGATAACAGCTTCATGCGAGAAAATGATCCACGTATGCCGCTATTTAATGAGCGGAAAACGAAAGTTACCTTTGGTAAGGGAACTTAAACAAACAATTTTATAGGATATATATTATGTCTGCTACAGATTCAGGATACGGGTTTATCCCCGTAAAGCGATCAGACGGTATGCCTTATGCGGGTGCCACTGACGCGTTTTTAATTACTCCAGCCGGAGTAGCACAGAACATTTTCTACGGTTCAGTTGTAGAGATTAACGCAGGTTATGTGCAGCTTGCTTCCGGTACAGGTGCTGATGCAACTACTAATAACCTTGGTGGTAACGCTATCGGTGCGCTGGGTGTGTTCGTTGGTTGTGAGTACATTAATGCTCAAGGCCAATTGATCTTCTCTCAGTACTACCCTTCAGGCACTGATAATGCTACCGCTTATGTTATCACTGACCCGAATGTTACTTTCCAAGTACAAGCTGACGGAGCAATTGCTCAAGCCGCTTTGGGGCATAACGCTCCTCTAACAGGCGCACAGCACGCTACAACTTCTGGAAGCACTACTACAGGTAAGTCAAACATTCAGCTTGACGCTACTACTGCTACTGCTACTAAGTCGTTTAAAGTTATTGGGTTTGTAACTAAATCCGGTTCAGCTATCGGTGATGCTTATACCGATGTGTTGGTTAAAATTAACGCGCCGTACCATCAGTTTGGTACTGGCATAGTAGGAGAATAATTAGATGGCTATTTCAAGAGCGCAGTTACTAAAAGAGCTACTCCCCGGACTAAACGCATTATTCGGTCTAGAGTACGCAAAGTATGGTGAAGAGCATAAAGAGATTTTCGAGACTGAAACCTCTGATCGTTCTTTTGAAGAAGAGACTAAGCTGTCTGGCTTTGGTTCTGCTCCTGTCAAGAGTGAAGGCGCATCAATCGAGTATGACAACGCGCAGGAAGCATTTACTGCACGTTACACTCACGAAACCGTTGCAATGGGTTTCTCAATCACTGAAGAAGCGATTGAAGATAACTTGTATGACTCCTTGTCATCTCGTTATACCAAAGCATTGGCTCGCGGTATGGCTTACACTAAGCAAGTTAAGGCAGCTTCTATCCTTAACAACGCTTTTAGCAATGCTACTACTTATGGCGACGGCGTTGAGCTTTGTTCAACTTCCCACCCACTAGTTAATGGCGGAGTTAACTCTAACGAGCCAGCAGTAGGTTCTGACCTGAATGAGACTTCTCTAGAAGCCGCTATTATTCAGATCGCAGGCTGGACTGACGAGCGTGGTCTTTTGATCGCAGCGCAACCTCGCAAGCTCATAATCCCACCAAACCTGCAATTCGTTGCAACTCGTTTGTTGGAGACTGAAGGACGTGTAGGTACTGCCGATAACGACCTGAACGCTATTAGAAACAACGGTTCAATCCCAGAAGGTTTTGCAATTAATCATTACCTTACTGATACTGATGCGTGGTTCCTGATGACTGACGTGCCTAACGGCCTGAAGCACTTTACCCGTTCACCAATGGCTACATCTATGGATGCAGACTTTGACACTGGTAACAGCCGCTACAAGGCTCGTGAGCGTTATTCGTTTGGCGTTTCTGATCCACTGGGTATCTTCGGATCGCCCGGCGCGTAATAGCGTAGTAACATGTAGTACTAAGGGGGCTTCGGCCCCCTTTTTTATTGTTGACTTAAAACCACACACTGTGATATGTTCTTGTATATCGGGAAACAATCCGGTGAATCTGACAGACCCGAATGACGACATGTAGACAGATTTGCCTTAACTCACATGTGAGAACTCTATAATGGCTAATACAACATTTTCAGGTGCGGTTCGTTCCGAAAACGGCTTTCAAGTAATTTCAAAGAATGCAGATACGGGCACAGTCACCACTCAAACTACTATGGATGCTAATGGTAACTTTACCACTGATGTCCTAGGTATCAATATCCAACCTACTCTAGCTGGTCAAACAGTTACTGCTAAAGCTACTGGCGCTACTATCACTTACGTCGCTGGAATTAACGTCAACCCGTTTACTGGCGCAGCACAACAGATTACTACTCTCCCTGCTGCCACTGTAGGTGTAGTATGTGTCCACGCTCAGAGCAAGGACACTGCTGGCGGTACCGCTTTCCTACGTTTTGATTGTGCGGGCACTGATGCTTTTGCCACAGGCTCTGTAATCGAAAGCACGGCTACTAATGCATTGACGTTTGATGTATCGACTGCGGGTGAAACTGAATTGAAGTTTACTCCAGCTAACGCAGCTACTAACTGCATGAGCACTGGATCACGTATCTACTTCTACTGCACAACTGCGGGTATTTGGAATATCTCTACCGATCTAGACTCTATTGGTACAGGCGTTACTGGCGTATTTGCATTTGCAGCTTAATAGTTAATTTTATAGGAGTAGTTTATGTCTTCTGACATTCAATCGACATTTATAACTGCCGCTGCCGCTGACCCTGATGGTATATCTACAGCCACTTCTGTTGGTAATAATGCTGCACTTGTAATAGGTGGAGCTTTGGCTTCTGGAGGTGCTGTTACTTTTGACCAGCCTAGGAATGTAACTATTCTTAGTGCTGGTAACGACAGTAGTAAGTCCTTTACTGTTGTTGGTACAGATGAGACAGGCGCGGCGGTTACCGAGTCTATCACAGGTGCAAACGCTGATACCGCTGTAGGTACACAACATTTTGCTACGTTAGCTTCTATAACAGCAGTTGGTAATCCTGCGGGTAATGTTAGTGCAGGATCAGGCACATCTATTGCGGCACCCATGTTTCAAGGGCGTATGCGCCTTAAAGGCATGTACGCAGTAAATACTGCTACAGCAGGTACTATTGCTTTCCGAGAGACTAACGCTACTGGTGGTATTCGTATGCAGTTTAATACCTGTGCGGCAGCAAACTCTTCTGAATATCCTGACGTGCCTGATGACGGCTTGCTATTTAAGTCTGGAGGGTATGTGGTGTATACGCAAGCTGCGCTGTCTTCTATAACTTTATTCTATGCGTAAGTACTACAAAAAAGGTGGAGCGGTCAAAAAATCCCCCGCATGGACTCGCAAGGCAGGTAAGAGCGAGTCTGGGGGGTTAAATAAGGAAGGTGTAGCTAGTTACCGGAGGGCTAATCCCGGCAGTAAGTTAAAGACTGCTGTAACTACTAAGCCTAGCAAGCTAAAGAAAGGTTCTAAAGCTGCTAACCGCCGTAAGTCTTTTTGCGCTCGTATGCAGGGCATGAAGAAACGCAACACAAGTTCTAAGACGGCTAACGATCCAAATAGCCGTATTAATAAAAGTCTACGTAAGTGGAATTGTTAGGGGAAAGAACATGGCATTACCAATATTAGCGGCAGTAGCACGAATGGGTGTTGGCGCGGCAATGAAGAAGTTTGGCAAGGGCGCAGTAAAGAAGGCTATGGATGTCGAGAAGAAAGTATCCGGCAAAGCTGGCTCTAAAAAAGAGTTGGAAGAACTATCTAGTAAGATGAAGCCTACTGATAAACGAGTCAAAGGTGTTAAAGCTAAAAGTAAGTCCGCTACTACTAGAAGACGTAACCAGAATGTTAAGGCTAATCAAGCCGCCACGGACTCCGCAAAAACTGCCAACATAAAAAGTGGACGTAAGCGGATTGGTGCTGCCACATCAGTTGCATCTACAGCGCCTATGTTTATGGGTTCAGATGATAAAAAGATCACTTCTCTCGCTAAGGAATCTACTGGTAACTTTAAAGCGCAAGACAACGATACTGTTCCTACAGGCGTTAATCTACGTAAAGAAGCAAAATCAGCCGCTAAGATGGACAACAGACAGGGCGTTAAATCTGCGACTATGAAGCAAAAGAGTGGGCAAACAAAAACTGCTACTGATGTTCCTAAGCCCCCTACTAAAACTAAGTCAGATCAAAGTCCTACTAGTAAACGCTCGTGGAAAGACTTTACTGGTAAAGGAGCAGCAGTACGCGCTAAGAAAGCGGGTTTCGATGCTTACATGGGCGCAGACGGCAAAAAGAAAGCAGCCGTATTAAAAGAAGACTTAGGCGAGAAAGAAACTTTAGGGCAATTCTTAAACGCCAAAGCTAGAGGTGGCCCTGACAAACCTAAACCCAAGATTAAGAAAATGAACATGGGCGGCATGACTAACGATCCATCTGTAGCCGCTATGATGCCTAGGAAGAAACGAAAGCCTATGACCCCAGCTCAACGAGCTATGGGTGGTGGCGCAGCTATGCCTATGATGAATAAAGGCGGTAAGGTTCGCGGTGCTGGCATGGCTAAAAAGGGCGTACGCGCCTGTAAGATGAGATAAGGAGAATAGTAATGGCTGTACCTAAAGGCACTACAAGAACTAACCAGCGCAAACCCAAGGACATGAACGAGGAAGAATTTCTCGCGTTTACTAAGGGTAAAGAAACCCGTAAAAAAGGAAAAGCCGCTCTTGGTGCAGACATGCGAAAGGGCAAGAAAGAAAAAGTTGCCTCTAAGAAAAAGAAATTTGAAGATAGCCAAGCTAAGAAAAAAGCTGCTTTTGACCAAAAAGTATCTGAAGACACATATAAAAGTAATGTCAGAAAGTATCAAGCTCAGAAAGAACGAGGAGAAAATAGCTCGCTCGATAAAAAACTTGATAAATTCGGGGATAATTTGGGTGATAAGTTACGGGGTACCTCTTTGAACAAAGCTAATAACATGACCTCTAGGGATGAAAAAGCCAAGATGCGTGCCCGTAAAGATGTTTTAGGGTACAAAGGCGGCGGTCTAACGAAGAAGAAAAAACTAGGAATGATGAAGTACCCCCCTCTTTCCGCTAAAGTGTTTGATGCTATGACAGACGAGCAAAAAGCAGAATACAAGTTTAAGCAGATGGGTCAAACTTTAGGTGCCTCACCTTCAGAGCCCGTGCCAAAAGCCAAGAAAAAACCTGTTAAGAAGATGATGGGGGGCGGAATGGCTAAAGCGTATAAGGAAGGCGGTAAGGTTCGTGGCGCAGGTATGGCTAAGAAAGGCGTACGTGCTTGTAAGATGCGCTAATGAGACGTTACTACAAGAAAAGCGGCTGTGGCTGTGGGTATAAGGAAGGCGGTACAGTAAAAGACGCTTGTTATACTAAGGTCAAGAAACAGTACAAAGTGTTCCCGTCAGCATATGCTTCGGGAGCTATCGCTAAATGCCGGAAGAAAAAGGCTGGTAAGTAATGCGTGTATACTACAAGTCTGGTGGTAAGATACGTAAAACAGCCAAAGGAGCCTCGTTAAAGCGTTGGTTCCAAGAGGACTGGAAGGACGTTAAAACTGGCAAGGCTTGTGGTAGAAAGAAAGGCGACAAACGAGAAACACCTTATTGCCGTCCTTCTAAGAGAGTATCTGGAAAGACTCCTAAGACCTCTGGCGAGATGTCTAGCGCCGAGAAAGCAAAGAAAGTAGCAGAGAAGAAAAAACTAGGACAACCAGCAGGTAAGCCTAAACGCGTAACAGCTACCAAGAGATAAGGACACAAAGTATGAAAGGTGTAAAACACTATAAAAGAGACGGTACTGAGCACAAGGGTTCTAGTCACAAGATGGCTGATGGCACTCTGCATACTAACAAGTCTCACACTAAAACCAGTGTAAAGTTATTTCATATGAATGAGCTTTCTGCCAAGGCTAAAGTTAAAGCTAAGGTAAAGCCCGTTAAGAAAAAATTAGGTAAGTAATATGGCTACATCAGGTACTGCTTCATTTAATATGGACTTCACGGAGATTGCTGAAGAAGCATTTGAACGTGCGGGCCGTGAGATGCGTTCTGGATATGACCTGCGTACTGCGCGACGTTCTATGAACCTACTCACTATAGAATGGCAGAACCGTGGAATTAACATGTGGACTATAGAGGAGGGCACACTGGCGCTAGTAGCAGGGCAGACTACTCCTTATGACTTACCCGCAGATACTATAGACTTGTTAGAGCATCAAATACGTACAGGAAATGGCAACGCGGCTACTCAGTCTGACCTTACCATAAGCCGTATTAGCGTAAGTACTTACGCGGCTATTCCTAACAAGTTATCACAAGGTAGACCAATACAGCTATATATTGAGCGTCTTCGTGATGCCCCTAAAGTAAACGTGTGGCCTATACCAGACAACAACAACTATATATTGTACTACTGGCGTATGCGTAGAATAGAAGATGCTGGCAGTGGTATAGAGACGGCAGATATGAACTTTAGGTTTTTCCCTTGTCTCGTAGCGGGATTAGCGTATTACATAGCGTTAAAACTCCCTGACATGGTTGATAGGGTACCTATGTTAAAGGCGGTATACGACGAGCAGTTTGAACTGGCCGCAGGAGAAGATAGAGAAAAGACTTCCGCTAGGTTCGTGCCTCGTATAGGGTACGTGTAAACATGGGCAGTCCGTTTGCTTCAGGCAAAAAAGCTATAGCCTTCTGCGACGTGTGTGGGTTTCAGTATAAACTGCGAGAACTAAAAGCCCTGATCAGGAAAGGAAATAATACTAACATAAAGGCGTGCCCCGAATGTTGGAATGGAGACCACCCGCAGTTGCGGCTAGGAGAGTTCCCTGTAAATGATCCCCAAGCGTTGCGTGATCCTCGTACAGACCAAAGTCTAGGCGAGTCAGGTGATACCAGTAGTCGGGGTATACAGTGGGGTTGGAGTCCTGTAGGGGGAGGGTTAGACATTTTTGGATTAACTCCCAACGTATTATTAATAAATGGTAATATAGGGCAAGTAACAATAACTATTTTATAGGAGCATTAACATGCTTAAAGGCAAGCAGTACAAAATGGACAAGAATAAAGACGGTAAGATTTCTGGTGCTGACTTTAAAAAGATGAATAAAGGTGGTATGGCTAAGATGGGCTACGCAAAGGGTGGTAAAGTAAAAGTACGTGGTACTGGCGCTGCTACTAAAGGCTTGTACGCACGCGGCCCAATGGCGTAATCCATGGACTATACTGAACTGAAAACTAATATCGAAGACATCTGTGAAAATTCATTTACAGACGCGCAGCTTGCTATGTTTACACAACAGGCCGAGCAGAAGATATATAGCTCAGTCCAGATACCCGCGCTACGTAAAAACGTAACAGGACGTACTCAAGCGAATAATCAGTACTTAACAGTACCTGTTACTGATTTTCTGTATACTTACAGTTTGGCAGTAATTGACTCTAATGGGTCATTCACGTACCTAATAAATAAAGATGTTAATTTTATACGTGAGGCGTACCCTATTGTTACATCCACAGGATTACCGAAACACTACGCTTATTTTAGCCAGAATAGTTTTTTGTTGGGGCCAACTCCTACTAATATATACGATGTAGAGTTACATTATGGGTACTATCCTGAATCAATAGTCACTGCTGGTACTACGTGGTTAGGCACCGAGTTTGACTCTGCACTGCTTAATGGCGCATTAATTGAAGCGATAAGATTTATGAAAGGTGAACCGGATACCATAGCTAACTATGAGAAGATGTATTTGCTGTCTATTACCCTATTAAAGAATCTTGGTGACGGTAAGTTACGCGAAGATACATATCGTTCTGGGCAATTCAGAACTACACCTAGCTGAGTATATTAAAATGTTTGATTTAGCTGTATCAAGTATAGGCTCTGTAGGAGTC